TCACTCGGCGACGATGTCCGCACCCAAGCTGCCGGCAATCACCGCCGCCTGAAACTGGTTGATCTTCAGCCCCTGCAGCAGCGCCGGCGTGAACAGCAGACTGTCAAAGTGCGTTTTGGCCAAGTTGACCTGCGCAAGCTTGGCGTCGGAAAAATCCGCACCAGTCACGTCGCCGCCGGAAATTTTGAGCCCGGGCTTAACAATGCTGGCGGCCTGAAAACTGCTTTCGGTCAGCTTGGTGTCAACAAATTGGACGTTCTTGAGCTTGGCCTCGGCCAGGATCAGGTAAGTGGCTTGGCAGTCCTGCACCGTCACATCGCGCCAAGTGCTGCGCGTGAAATCGGCACCCATCAGCTGACAGCCTTCGAAGCGGCAGCGGTACATCACACTCCCAGTGAAATCCGCGGTGAGAAAGCGACTGCCTTTAACGGTGCAATCCAGCCACTCGCCGCCGCGGAAATCGGTTTGCGCAAAGGCGCAGTTCACAAAGGTCACGCCGGAAAGCTGAATGTCTTCATTGGACACCGTGAGCGTGCAGCCGCTGTACGTCTGGTCCTCTTGCACCTCGTCTAGGCTCAGGGTCTGCCCCTTAATCATCGCTGCCACCGCCTCGTCAATTATGGTTTCCATCCTAGCATACTTTTCAAAATGACGAAAAAAAGGCCCGACATCTCTGTCGGGCCACCGCAGCCGTTTACCGGATTCTAACATTGCCGCCCCACAGGCGTCAACAACGCATTCTGTCCCACTTATGTCCAACATAGACTTGTTCAACTGAAATCAGATTGCCTAACGGCCCGCAGCTCAGGACAAAATAAAAACCTTCCAGTGGGCGGAAGGCGTGGACGATGACCCGGTTGACTGGACCGGACCTGATGATGATTCATCTATCACTCAAAGTCATAATAATGAACTCACTGTAGAAAATCAAGAGCTATGCTAAAATGTAATACGGCGGCCGATCGTTTGACCGCGATCAATAGCGCCGCCAGAACCTGGTGAAACTATGATTCATTTATTACTCAAAGCTAGCTGCAACGTGTCGCTTAGCCAAATTTCCGGCTTTATTACTACCCTTGGAATTCTTGGCAGTGGCGCGGTCTTCGTAAAGAAGTCTAAAAAACACTAGCACACACCTAGAAGTCTGATCGTCCCGGCAAGCAAGGCAACGGTCAGGCTTCTTTCCGTTTCTATTATAACATGGTTAATCCATTGCACAAAAATAAGCCCCACCCGCCGAAGCGAGTGAGGCTAAATTTAATTGATTTAGAACGGCCGCTTGCCGGCGTTGACACACTTCTGCATGTACATGACCAGCCGCGACTGTTTGTCAATCTTGCCATCCACTGGCGTCCCAGCTTTGCGCTGCCATGCCTTAATGGTTTCGGGGCCGAGAATACCGTCAGCCTTAACCCCAACCGCGCGTTGCATAGCAGCGATGAGCAGGCTTCCGACTGGCTTGCCAACAAACTGCCAGCCGCCAGTGAGGCCCGCGTTGTGCCAGTTGTACTGGCTGGACACCACGCCGTCCACGGTCGTCCCGTACAAGCGCTGGAGGGCCATAGTGAGGTGCGGTCCCCAGTAACCGTCAACCGTCAGCTTGGCCGCCGATGCGCTGATTGCGCCAGCACTTTCGATCGTGGTAGATGCAGAGACCGTAGCAGACGCCTTCCCGGCCTCCAAGTCAGCGGCGATCTGAGCCTTGCTGATGCCCAGATTCTTGAGGTACGGATATGGGTCTTGGTGGTCAGACCCGCCGTAGTTGGCAGAGCACCACGCGTGAGACTTGAAGCCATGCGTCTTGTCCGAGCTGTCCAGGGTACGAGGCACGCCGTACTTGTCCGCCATGGTGACCGCTAAGGACACCCAGTTGCGGTAGGCCTTCATGGCGCGGTCGTGGTCTTCAAACTCACACAGCTCAAGCTGTACGGGCGCGTACTTGTTGACGTAGCCAGCACCCCAGGCCACACGGCCAGGCGTCCCGACTTGATAAGCGCCGATGTCATCCACACCGAAGTGGACGAAGGTTTCCGCCGACTTCCAGACCCGGTGCTCGTAGGTCGCCATCTGCTTAGCGGTGGCTTCCATATCGTCCGTGGAGTGCAGAACGATAATCTTGCCGATAGTCGGTGCGGTGCCGGAATTGATTGCCAGCGATTTGTTGATTGTGACCATTACTTAGCCTCCTTCTTAGGCTTGTCATATGTCAGTGCCTGAACGCTGTCTGCAACGCCGGCCGTGGTTGGATCAGTGACCACACCAAGAATAGATAGCACCGCGAATACCGCATTGACGATGCCGGTTAGCTGTGTGCCAAGGTTGGCAAAGTCCCACTTGTATCCAAAAGGCGCAGCCACAGCTTGCGCAAGCAATAAAATAGCCGGCACTAGGGCCAGCCAGAACTTGACACTCAGTAATCGTACTTTCCAATTAATCTTCATCATTATTTCTCCTTTTCTAAATCACATGACGTCTTCTGGTGCTGGTGAGTAAGGAGTGACAACGGAACCTTTTTCAATTTTGAAGCAGGAGTAAAATGCGTTTTGGCCCATGTTATTCGTAAAAAGAACCACTTGGACACTTTCGGTATTGTCATCAACGCTTATAGAACACCAGCTTAGGCCATTAGCATTATAGTTAATATTTTTCCCAGAAGCTGTTGCTAAGATGTTCCCACTTTCGTCGAAAGTTATTAGCTCAATGCTTGCTGACCCTTGTTTTAAAACGCTTGCATAGTCAGCATTATTAATCATTACAGATGCACATAAATTTCCGCCTAAACTCTTGTCATACTTAATATCAGCAACCTGCATATTCCAATCGTTGGCTTGAACTACCTGTTTGCTGGTTCCAAGTGCTAGGTTACGCCCGTAAACTTGCCTGCCATTGCTGAAAACCTTGTCTACTGGCGTGCCATTAACAACGCACGCTCTACCATTGATTGTTGGCATTCAATCACCCCTCAATGAAGTAGACGCCGGACTTGTCGGCCAACGCGTCATAATTAGCTTGCGAGATGATATTGATAACGGCATCATCACCCTTGTCACCCTTGTCACCTTTAACGCCAACAAGAGAGGCCAGCCATTGATTGACACTGCCAGAGAAGCCAGCATTGACGGCAACCTGATAGGCAGAAAGTCCTTGATCTCCGGTGTCGCCTTTATCGCCTTTATCGCCTTTGTCACCCTTGTCACCTTTGATACCTTGCGAGCCACTTAAGTCCGCAATATAGGTGAAGCTGGTGCCATTCCATACGTAAAGCTTGCCATCATCTGGATCGTTGACGTCACTGGCAATCATGGTGAAGTCACCATCAGAGAAGCCATCACCATTCATTTTAGCAATGGACGGGAACGTCTTTACGATTTTGAAGTCTTTCCCCGCATCGCCTTTATCACCTTTCAAACCAGTTGCTCCAACAAGAGATGCAAGCCAGTCCGTTTGTGAACCTTTATAGCCATTAATTACTGCGATTTGGTAGGCAGATAGACCATCAGCACCTGTATCACCTTTCAGACCATTGGCAACAGCATCTGTAACTTCTTTTTTTAGTTGCTGGCTGAGGTCGCTGAACTGCTGAATGAAGTCATCAACCGTGATGCTGCTGACGAGGCCCCCAGAAAGCCCAGTGACGTTCTCGTTGATTTGAAGTGCCAAAAATCCATCACTAGGATAGATTGCAGTACCACCGTCTACGGTGTTCCACAGCTCAAGCAGATAGCTCCCGACTGGCAATTGAGCCAATTGTCCGCTAGTGATGATGGCATGATTGTTCGTGATACTGGCACTTATCCCCAGCAAATATCCGGATTCGTTTTTGATTCTGACCTTTGCATCTGCTGTTAAAGTTGCCGCGCTACCATCATCGAACGCGTTCAGATGTATTTCAGTTGTGGTATCGGCAAACTTAAACTGCTTATCACCGTTTCCAAGATATAGTTTTCTCATTAAAGGCTCATCTCCTCGCACCAATCCTATTTATCATCATTATCTCCTTTAATGCCCACATGATCTTCCAACCGAGTAATCCTAACCGAGTGACTGCCAAGCTCTTCATCATGTGTTTTCAGATGAGTATTCAAGTCTGCCAGCGATTGTTCGTGAATTTTTAGCTGACGATTAATCGTTTCTGAAAGCAATTGAATATCAGAGCGTAACGGATCCAAGGCAATCTTTTTGAACAGCCAACTGCCCGCGCTCACGCCCACCCCTATGATTGATATGAACTCCGCCCAGTCACCAATCGTGTATCCAAAAAATGTCACTTTCTCACTTCCTTCCGCAAAAATACCGCTAGGCTTTTGCCCCAGCGGCGTAGTCCTTACCGGTAATCTGTTTGTACTCTTCAGGCGTTATCATCAGCCCCACGTATGGTGCAAGGTCAATTCCCCAACTGTTCAGTAGCACGCATTGGTCATAGTCACTCATGCACTCGCCTCCAGTTTTGCTACCTTGAGCATCAGAGCAGCAATCAACTGCTGCTCGGTCGTGGGTATCACCTTATTGGCTTCTGCTTCAAGCTCCGCCTGTTTGGCCTCATCGACCACCAGCTTGCCGTTTATGAGCTTGGTTGCCCCCATGACGATTGTGTCAAGGTCGCCCGGAGCCACTTCCACCGCGTTCGTGGTATCGAATGGTGTCTGCCATTCTTTGCCATCAAAAAACTCTTGCTGGTAGCCAATGATATATCCATCTGTGTTCGTCATAAATGAAGCTAAAATTTTGTTTTTGGTTTCCATCTCTTCACCTCATACTGCAAAAATAGCATCCATAACGGCATGCGGTGCTTGGCTGCCGGCTACGTTGTCAGCACTGCCAGTTATGCCTGTATTATCCCACCAAAGTCGTTTGAAGAAGGTACCTACTCCTGGCATCGAGATTGTGACATATAGATTGTTTGTTTTACCCGAATTAACAATATTCGGTAGCAACGTATAGTTGTAGTAATTATTTTGGTTGCCGCCTGCGTAGTAACTCCAACGAATGAGCCAACCGGTATGTGTATGGTCTAGTGGGATTGAACAATTCGCACGGTCTGATGCACTTGGATATAGGGCTCCTGACCATGCAAGAGTGCCAATTTTGTCTAGTTGTTGAAGCATCTCACCGTCGAGAAAGCCGCTAACCCGTTTTCCGCTTGTGTCGAGGTTAGATAGCAGAAGCTGCCCAAGATAGAGCTGTGAGGCTGCTGTAATGTTGCTTTCAGCGGTTCCGCCAGTGTATAGCCTTGACAGGTATCCCGCTGGGCCAACTTCCGTGTGGAAGGTCTGAAGGCTATCGCCGCTACTACCATCAATCGTGCCGTCAACGGTCAGGTATCCATCACCCATCTTCGTAGTGCCGGTGCCTTTGGTGAGCATAATTTGACCGGTCGGGTCTGTGACGTCTGCGAAGTCGCTCTCGTCAACCGGCGCGCTCTTGAAGGTGCTGATGAATTGCGAACCGTTGAAGATGACCCCGTTAAAGGTCAGGCCGTTGAAGGTGGCGGCGTTAATTGCGCTTGCCGAGATTTCGGTTTTGACCCATTTGGTTCCGTCCGATTTGTAGAACGCGGTAGCAACGTTATTAGAATTCGTCACCCAGAATTGACTGTTAGCCGGTGCTACTGTGGTTGGTAGCACCGCACCGCTTGCGTAGCTCGTGATGTCTTTGCCTGCCGGTCCAGTATCACCTGTGTCACCCTTCGGCCCCGTATCACCAGCCTTAGCAACTGAATAGCCACTTTCATTAGTGCCATCAGTATAGGACCACGTTGTCCGTGTCCACATGAATTGTCCAGGAGCAATGCTTGGAATGGCTGTTGACCAGCCTGTGGTTGGCTTAGTGACACCATTTGATGAAACAGAATACTCGATAACGGTTGACTTGATACCTGTACCATCCTTACCTGCAATCCCGTTAGTACCGTTGTTACCGTCTTTGGCATTGTAACTGACAGTGTAACCAGCCTCGCCTGTGTTATCTGTATACAGCCAAGTAGTCTGTGCCCACAGATACTGCCCCTTGATTAATGTTGGAACTTGTGCAGTCCAACCAGTAGTAGGTGCTGTTGTACCAGAAGTACTCTGAGCATACATAATCTGCGTGGACTTAATTCCCACACCGTCCTTACCTGCTACACCATCTTTACCTGTGTCGCCCTTGGGACCTTGTACCAGTTGCCAACTATAACTAGCTGGATTAGTGCTATCGGCTTGTGTGAAGTCTGTGTAACTACCAATGTACTTGCGAGAACCCGGAGTATCCAGTGAAAAGTTTGTGTTACCATCACTGCTGTCGGAATAGGCAATATGGAAGTAAGGCGTTTTGCCATCTGCACCGGCTTTACCCGGTACACCATCTTTACCATCAGCACCATCAGCACCTTTAATCAGCGACCATTTATAGTCACTCGGATTCGTGCTGTCACCAGATGAAAAGTTGCTGTAAAAGCCAATGTACTTGCGGTTAGGGTCAGTGGTTGAGAAGTCTGTATTGCCGTCTTGGCTGTTTGCATAAGCAAAGTGAGCGTAAGTGGTACGACCATCGGCGCCCGATTTCCCTGGCAATCCATCAGCACCCTTTGGCCCCACGTCACCATCTTCACCTTTGAACAGTGCCCAGTTGTAATCAGCCGGATTGGGGCTGTCAGCAAGCGTGAAGTCGCTGTACGTGCCGATGTACGTCTTGCCTTCGGGTGACTGCGACATTCCGCCACCGTTCACATCGTCCGCATAGGCCGTGTGGAAGTAGCTAGTCCTCCCGTCATCACCCTTTGGCCCGACCACACCGATACCGTCATCGCCTTTGACCTTCTGCCAGTGACCCGCGTAGTCGGCTGGGTCATCACTCGGTGTCGAAGCCTTGCCCCAGACAACCGCCATGTAACTCTTGCCAGCAGGCAAAGCAGTCATGCCAGTGCCCGCGTCATCGTCGGCGTAGCGGGTCCAAGGGTAATACTTCGGTGCGGCGGCTAGCGCCTTCACCGTATTAGCAATGTCGACCAACTGAGGGTCAATAGCATTTGCTTCGATTAAGTAATCGCCTAGTGTAGCGGTACTTGAACTTGGTGAGGAATAGCAGCGAGAAAGCTCTAGCACTCGTGCTGAAACATACAGATTTCGTTTTTCATCTGCCACATGAATCGTATCGCCAATGCTGATATTGTCCGGAATGAATGCAAAGTCTACTGTATAGTTGACAACTGGTGCTGCATACTGCTTTAAGTCACTCAACGCCGACTGTAATAGGTCTGCTTGCGTAGTAGCTTCATAATCTCGCCACTGGTTCAAGTATGACCCATGTGGGTCCGGTGTTGACTTCTTACGTAACCGTGAATACGAACGGTTTGCCACAGTATCAAGAAGCGTCCCATCGCTGTACAGGACATAGCGGCCATCTGGGTCAGTCCACTTGTAACCTTTTAAAGTAATTGGTGAATTAGCCCCGTCTGGAGTAGCACCACGCGCATAAATAGAAGTCAAAAGGCCGGTTGAATCGCTGGTTGTTTCAATCTTGTTTAATTCGCTACCAACCCGAAGTGTCACGCCTTTATCGGCGCCTCGTTGGTGAACAACGTTTAGATAAAGGTGCTTAGGTGTTGTCCCCTCAATTTGGAATGAGTAGTATATTTCTACGCCAAATTCTTTGGCTACAGAATTCATACGGTCATAAGAAGACTGCTCGCCAGAGAATGTAAGAGTGCGAACATTAGCCGGAATCTCGTTGACGCCGATTTCCCAGCCGCTGTCTGCACAAAATAGAGCAAAGTATTGAGCAAAGGTCAGGGGTTTAGTGGCATTAAACTCTGGCACAACTTCGTCTGTCAGGTCATTACCGGCGTCCAT